AATCTAGGCGTATTACATGCCTTCTTATTAGAGAAGTCATTTACATACCACTTTGGTACCTCGTTCAATACTTTAGACTTCTCGGTCTTAATCTTATAGTTTGTACCAGAACAATTGGCAACTAAAAGACCTAGGGCCATTACACCCATTATTTTCACATATTTGTTCATTATATTTTTACCTCACTTTTGATAGTATATACCATTTGTTGTAATTTGTCAAGTCCAAGCGCAATCCAGTCTAAAAACTCAGCCCCTGACATACCTGTAACTATTACAACAACTAGTGAGATTATGATTAAGTTCTTAATCATCTAACCTCCCATTCGCCATTTATTTTTAAACATACTTTACCTGGCGTCTTAAAAGCATGTCCTTTTCTATCGTATTTACGACAGTATTCTGGTTGATGCATATCCGTATAGTAAAACTCAGCGAATAGTTCCCAATAAGTAGGTGCGTCTGATCGTTTTCTACCATCTGCACATTCCAAAATTTCTTCTTTAATAATTTGATTATCACTCTCTTTGATAATTACTTTAACGAAACAGTATTGATCGTCTGTATTTTTTGGTTTTATCTCTGTAATTTTATTCCAGTAAACTTTGTCTCCGTCTTTCTCCACTTGTTCAATCTTTTCTAATACATCTATTACTTTATCTTTAGTTGTTACTTCATCAGCAAATAAGTATGTACAGATCAATAAAAATGATATTGACCAAAACATTAATTTTACATAAGCTCTAGGATCATAAGGAGGCATATTAGTTTCCTTTCCATTCTACCCATTGACCATCGGGCATTTGACAAGTGATACCAAAGACTGTGTTTCTATTTACACCTCCGATACCTACAAGTGGCCATCTATTTGTTATATCTACAGTCGCACTATAATCTTTACATTTGATTGGACCTTTATTATATGATCTAGTTGTATGTATGATACCACTATTACCAGTCTTTTGATTAAACCAATTAGTATAACTACTTGTACTTGGTCCGTGGTTTAAGTGATCTACAAATGCTGCATTGTGTACATCATAATCAGAGTTGTACATAATCTCTGCGCCAGCAAATGCGCCAGTCACAGCACAAGCCGCAATCACATAAGGATTATCTACACCCATTGCAACACATGCACCCGTTGTTGTGGTTGCACCTAAAGTTGCGCCAATATTACTTCGTGTCGCTGTACAGTTTGTTAAAAACAAACTAATTAAAATTAACAGTATTATTCTCATTCACACCTAGTTTTTTTAATGTATCTTCAATCTCATATAATTCATCTGATAAAGATTGAGTATTCTTATATTCTATTTCTTCGTTTATTTCTTTTTTTCTATCTTTTAAATTTTTAATTGTTATATCTTTATTTGTCATAAGGTTGTTTATCGTTTGCGATTAGTAGGCAAGTCGCCTGAATATCATCAATAAGCTCTTGTATTTGCATATCTCGTTCAGGCGTCTTTGGATTATTGTATTTAAGGTTGTAGAGTCTATCACTTGTCTTTTTGACACCATCAACCTTTAAACAGAAATCACTAATTTTGTGTATCATTATTTCCTTTTAATAATACATTCCAAGGCCATTTTGTTTTTGCTTCAGCCCAAGTTTTAGTTTGATATTCTTTTATATCATTCCATTCTTTTACGATATGATTTTTAACTTTAGTATCAATCGTGTCATCTGATTTAGCAACACCAGTAATCAACATGAATGCTAGTGCCACAATTGTTATTGCAACTATCTCTTTTAGTTTCATACTTTTTTTCCCATTGTTTTAAAGTCCACTGCATCAACTATCATGTACGGACCTTTGTTATACGGCACACTAATTGTTTTGCCTTCTGGTATAGTGCTTGAATACCGTTTTTTGTAAGTAGTACCAGAAATTCTATCACTTGTTGGAAGTGATGGCCTACATTGATAGTTTGGCATAGGTGCGCCATGTCTATCTTGTAGTATCTCACCACTGTCAACATCAATCTCAATACCTAGTGATCTAATGTATTGATTATGCGTCTTGTTTAGATTTTCTAACTTCTTTTTTTTCGCCATTTTCATAAATAAAGTATTCTAGTTCTTCTTGTTGTTTTTTCTCAGCGTAAGTCATACCAAAAACACTTTTATAAAAAGCGTCTCTAGGATTTGGAGCAGACCAACAATCAATCGTCTTCTGAAGTTGTTCTGGTTTTATAGAAATATTATTAAAGTTTCTAGGTACTTTAATCATGTCTTCTTTTAGACATTTAAGATATTCGATTCTATTTGTAAATATCTCTTTCTTCTTTTTTTGATCTTTTTTAGTGACTTCTTTAAACTCATTAAATATTAGTTCTTTTGTGTACATCATATATTATTGTCCTTTGTTAGTGTTAATTGTCTTAATTCTATCAGGATTTGATTTAAATGTCAACCCCTTAAAAAACGTTGATTTTACTAGTTTTTTTCTCGCATAGCGACACGCTGACAAGGATTTCACACCCGATTCGAGGGTTATATCATACCCTTTTTTCAATATAATACAACTATTAGTTGTCATAGTCCTAGTGCCTTTGTTATTGTTTCTTCACTCGTAGGTAATTGTTTACCACTTTTTAACCAATCTACCATTTGTTCCATATAGAATGCCTCGTCTTCTTTACCTTCTTCATTTAGTAATTTGGCAGCAGTCTTAAAAAACTTATAGACTTGCATATCGCCATTTCTATCTAACTTCTTTTCTACTTTACCTGGTCTCTGATTACTCATCAATAAATCTATCGTTTAAACCTGTGGATACTTCACCTAGTTCGTTATCTCTACAAGCAAAAATCAATACCTTTCTTTTTGTTAATTTTTTATTTTTAAAAAACTTAACTGCCTCTTTGTAAGTATCAAAATAATGTCTTTTCCAATCTGATCTACCCATATATTCCATAACTTTATAGTATTCAATTTTTTGTAAAACAAATTGTTCTCTGGTATTTCTTACTGTACTATGACCAAATGGCATTTTTTAACCTCACAAATATATTTGGTTTAGATGTCTTCATTTGTTTTTTAACATCTCTTTTAATTTCTTTCATCAAATTATTAATAGGTTCTCCTTTTTGAAAGTTTGGAAAACCAAGATCATTACACATTCGCACTTGATTATAAACTTCTGATAGTGTTTTCTTATTTACAGTAACTGTTACAGTTTTCACTTAACACTCCTTTTTAAGTCGTCTCTATTATTTACAAAAACTCTAACTAACCTTGAAACTTCTACAGATTCTTCTTTTAAAGTTTTTGGGTTTTTAAATAAAACTCTACTATCATTTACTTTTAAAATGTGTTCACCATCTTCTATAACAGCATCATCTGTATGTTGACGCCAGTCGTGTGATGAATAACCTAATACATTTTCACTCATTATTTCCACCATTCACTTTCTTGGTTTAATGCAACATCTACATCTGAATCTTCTTTTGTAGATACTTCTTTTATTTGATATAGGTAACACCAGTTACTACCAAAAGTCACTGCGCCTGTGTAGTTTAAATCTGTATCGTATTGTTTAACGTTAGCAGAAGTATCTAACTCTGCGGCAACATCTGTTTTCTCTGTAGCAATACCAATGTTTATTAGTTCACCAGTTCTGCCTCTATCGTCTGTTATCATATCACCTAATTTAATTATCATTTGTGTCCTCCTTATTATTTGCTTTTAATGCGTCTTGTACTATCTGTTCTTCATACTCTTGGTCTTCACTACTCATTAATAAAACAATATAGTGAATTGCTTTTAATAAGTCTTTTCTGTTGTGACCATTTTTCTTACCATATCTACATAGATATTTGATAGCATTTGCTTGACAGAAGTCTTTATCAATACCAAGTTGTTTTATCATATCCATAACTTGGAAACCATCTTCTGTTGTAGAATAGTGTTGATCGTATGTACCACCAATATATTCTTTTACTTCTTCTAATATTTCATCTTCTCTGTATTTCATTAGTTTACCCACTTATCATTATAATGTAAAACTTTTGATTTAGTCATTGAAGGATTAAAATCTTTTCTCAAAGATTGTCTATCCCAGTTCTGACCATAATCATTAAACATTCTTTTCTTATCATTTTCTTCATCAACAACATTACCAAACACATCAAAGTATGAAAGGTAATAATCTTTTTCCATAATGATTTCTATGTTAGTAACATTTGTAAAATTAGCAGCACTATCTTTAAAGTTCCAATCACAATGTTTTAACATTTTCATTTTCATTTTTTCATCTGTAAATTTTTTAAGGTACTTCATAGGTACGTTTCTGTATATAGTTTCGTAAGCAGAAAACGTTTCACTCTCGTTCTCTGGGTCTATATAATCTCTTAAATAACAAACGTTAAAGGTAGTCATTATTGTGTCAATGCCTCCTCAACATTGTTCTCATCAATACCTAACATATTAACATTTTCAACTTTTAGTGTTTGTTCACTTGCAGTTGTCAAGTCAATCTGACCATCTTTTAATTTAGCAATAATATTATCTACTGCTTTTTCTGCTGTATCTTCAGCCCATTGTTTTACTTTTGACATAGTGTTTGTCCTTTCTTGTAGTTGTTAATAAAATATAAATTTTGTTCTGTATTCAATTTCTTAATTATTTTTGATTGTTCAAACATTGACATAGTAGGGTAATTATATAAGGTTTTACTCACATTGTCAAGTCGTTTACTCAATAATTTAAGTCTTATTTGTTTTTCTTTGTTATTCATACTATTATAATATCAGGATTATAGATAGAATCAAGGGTTATTTTGGATTATTTTGCCCTTATTTTACTAGGGTTTTTGAGTAAATGTTCTTATTTTGTTCTTATTTTAGACACATTTATGTCTATTTCCACAGCTTTTGTACCCATTCTTGTGCCGAATCGTGTGGATTCGGACTGCCATGGAACACACAAATTTTGGCATTTGGGTCTTGTTCGTATGTTTGTTTTGATATGTGGTATCTATCACCACTACGATTTAACCATTTGTATGATTGTGTCCACTCGTCTGGAAATGATATTGTGTCTTTGTGATTCTTTATCAATGCTGTAATAATCTCTTGGTCACCGTGTGAGTTATTAAACTCCGTTCTTCTCTTTAGATATTGTTCCCATATTACACTATGATATTTGTTGTTAAATCTCATAATACTAGAATTAAATAAACCACTGGTAGGATTAAAGTCATTCATACCTACAAAGTTCTTATCTTCACCTATATAACCAAAGCATTCTATGTTCTTCATTATCACCACATCTAAATCCATATATAAAGTGTTACCTTCTAAATTACTATCAGGACTAAACAATTGTAATTTATTAAACCAACCATTGAAATCGTGTCTTTTGAATTGTCTAAATTCTATATCTTTATCTTTAAAACCTCTTTGTTTGTGTATGACTGTGTTATCTGTAAAACAAATAAATCTATGTGGTATGGTAAAGTTTCTCTTAACCATATTGTATAGATTTTCTACATATTTAAAAGTATATTTGTCACCATAATATACACAAGCAATGTTTATCATAACCATATACCTACTAGTAACCCTAATAGAAAACCTACCCATAAACAAGCCATCGTATGTTTAAATCTAAACTTCATGTAATACCTTATATGCTGTTCCGTCTTCTATCTCTTGTAGCGTAAATTGATTGTTGGCCACACTTCTTAACCACATGGTTATGTCTTCTCTCGCTGGCATTCTACGCTCATTTATATCTTCTAATCTACCTGACACATAATAACATACATTATTTTGATGCGTGATTACTGGTACTTTATTTAACACAGCGTCAACTGCTGATAAACTCATATTAGTCACTAGTGCATGACAATCTTTTAAGTCATCTTTTATATCTGTTCCCCACCATTCGTTATTAGGTCTTGGTTTGTTTCTCATTGTTATAGTTCTATCTGTATAACATTTTATTTCTGAAGTAGATTGTTTGATCCAATCTTCTTGTGATAAATTATGAACATAACCACAAACAGTTTGTGATGATGGCGCTAGTAATATGTGTTTACACTCGCCAGTATTCCAACCTTTAAACTCTGCGTCTATACCTTGTTGTAATAACTTCTTATGACGTGAGCCATCGCCAGGATTACTCATGGTCATATGTAAATTACCTTTGACTATTCTAAAGTATGTGGTATCGTATTTGTCTATTGATGGTGTTGGGTATCTTGTTATTTGATCTGTAATATAACCAACGTCTACCATCCACCATTCTTCACCCTTTTCTTTTACTTGCGCTATCTCTTGTAAATTATTAGAGCCTAGACCCCAAAAAAAGTGTACAGGTTTCATCTTTGAATCTTTCCAACCTTTCTTTATAGCTGGAAATAATTGATTAGATAAACATGCTGCCCATGGTATGTCGTGTGTTATAATCATATTGTAAATAAGAAATCACCATCTGTTATCTCTGGTATCTTTGTTGCCTCCACACCTTCTTCAATTGATCTTACTGGTTTTAAACCTTGACCTTTGTGATTATAAAAACATCTATAACCTCTAACAAAGAAAAATTCAAATGTAGTTTCTACATGATACTTGTTAAACTTAGCATATATCTCAACCATACAAGTTGGTTTATATTCTAATATTGTATTTACTGCACCTTTTAAAACATCTAACTCTACACCTTCTACGTCTATTTTCATAAACCCTACATCATTAATTTTCATACTATCTATTGTGACAGTATCTACGTTTATCATTGGACCATCAACTAGATTTTGAAAACCTGAATTAGATAATCTTTTATCATCTACATAGAAACCTGATACACCTTCAAAATCAGCAACTGCTAGATTGTGTGTGATTACATTATTGTGTTTTTGTTTAATCTTTTCTAGTTGTTCATACACAGGTGGCACTGCTTCAAAACATATGACGTTTTTAGAGTGTTGCGCAAAATGACTTGCATACATACCAGTTGCCGCACCTACATCAATTGTATTTTTATATAAATTTAGGTATGGAGTTGTTTGACCTAACATAAAATCTTTTAAATGTAAGTCTAATATGTGTTGTTTAAATACTCTTTTCTTTAATACGTTATCACTTAATTTCATTTCATTAATATTTGTAAAGCAATTCTAGTTCCTGTTTTACAAATTCCTCCTCTATGCATACCAGCAGGATCAAAGACACATAAATTACCTTTGTCACTAGTAAATAGTTTTTCTTGTTGTAATATTCTTTCTTGTTCTTCTGTACCATCTAATAACAATCTACCAAAGTTGTGTGATACCCTTAATTGTTTTGGAAATTGAAATACCGCAGCTCTGGATTGTGGATTGTGACAATAACTACCAGTAGATATAGCTCTACCAAATATGTTTTGTAAATCATCATATACCCATCTATGAGATTTCTCTACATAACCAAATGGACCATCATCTTCCGTAATATCATTTAGATACATCATTGCTTTCATCACATTCTCTTTTGGGTCTATGTGTAAATTAGTTGTTTTAGTTACGGTTTTACAATCATATAAAAATTGTTTCCAATTTTCATCTGTAGGTTTAGCAATATGTAATACCACGTTAGCAACTTTTAGACCTTTAAACTTATTATACTTTGTTGCTGCTTGTAGTATACCAAGTTTTTGAAACATATTGTTTACATATTTTACAATGTCTGGATTTATTTGACCTAATTGAGTTGATCTATCAAACTGACCTGGTGGTGGTCGCCAATCAGGTAATACGATTAACTTTTTAATCTCATCATCTACCATATCTCTTAATTCTGTAGTATCAATCTTCATGTATGAGATACCATTTTCATATAGGTCTTCGTATATTTGATTACTAGGTATATTACTTTCTATTTTACTTTCTTCAAAGTGTTTATAAAACTGAAACATAGCATTTAATTTTGTGATTAGTTTTGTGTCTGGTACTTTCATATACCATTGATAACCTCTTTCAAATGTATGTAGATCGCCTTTTTGTATTCCTTCTTTCATCACAGATACATATTCTTCATGGCCATTACCCATGTAGTGTCTTTCATGTTTTACATCTGGAAAGTCAGCGATGTCAGGAAACACAAAACCGTGATCGTAAATAGGATTATCAAAACGCATGGTAATCAAACTCCTCACATATTTTTTTCTCAGCCTTTTTTATAAGTCTTTTACATTGGTCATAACTCATACTATCTAATACTGTAACTGGTTTATTAGTGGTTTTATTATTAGCACCATGTATGTAAATGTTTTCTCTAATTCTTTTCTCATCAAAATCTTCATTGTTTGCTTTTAGTATATCTATCAAACTATTTGGTAAGTTTTCCATCTTGCCTATCATAGGGTCTTTATACTTACCTAGGTAATGCATGTAGTAATGCCATACCATGTTTTCTCTCTTTAATATATTCTCTACAAAAGTATTATAATCTTTTGATTGACATTCTGATTCTAAAAGAATATAATCTTGCCAGTTCCAAGCTTCACCATGTTTTTTCTTCTTACTTCTATGTGTCCAAAGACTATGAATAAATGTGGCAGGGTGTCTTACGAAACCAAATACTTTTAAATCTGTATCAGGTGTGGCATGACTATCATAAATATCATCACCAACAACTTCTGCGCCAGCAACATATTTCTTTAACATTTGTTTTATAGTTCTACCACCACACTTTGGTATATGAATAAACATAGAGTTTTTAAGTTTAATCGCCATTTCTAAATACTAGTCCTGCTTTTAAAAAGAAGTTCTTATTGTCACCATATTCGTAACCTTCTTTTGGATTCATTTTAGATACAGATTTAAATTGTGCTGTTAGAGCGGCATCATAATATAAACCATAATCTTCAAATACATCTACCCAATAATTTTTTTCTCTACAATTGACATGATGATGACCAGGCCAACCTGGGGGTGCCGCAGTGACAACAGCAAGTTTACCTAGCTTGAATAGAGGCATGTAGTTTGGTATATATTTTTCTTCAACGTGTTCTAAAAATTCTACACACCATATTAGATCAAAAGTTTTATCTATGGTTACTTGACCCTCAGCAAAATCATGTAACAAAGTATTCTCTGGTAGTTCAATGGATGGGTCTCCATCAACTCCAAACCATTTGATTTTCAATTCATCTGCTATTTTTTTGATACCACCTGTACCACAACCTATATCTAACATAGAATTAATATTGTAATTCTTTTTTAAATATTCTAATAAAGGTCTATCTAAATTTGTTCTATTTAAATGACCACCTAGATGACTAGGTTTTATACTATAATCTTCAATCATGTAATAACCTTTTGTGTACTACACCACTATTTATTTCTGACATTTTCCATTGTGTGTATGAACAATCATACAACCACTGTGTTCTATCAAACTGTGGCAACTCTTTATGTTTTAATATTTCTAATGTATGATAAGTCACAGGCCATGCATGTGATGTTTTAGATAATGCAATACTTGGAATACCTTCACAAACAGCCTCTGTCAAACTATTACTTGAATATGAAATCGCAACTCTGGCGTTTTTAAAATCTTTGTATATGTCTTCACCACCATTGGTAACATTATAGTTATTTAAGTTCTCACTAAAGAATACTTTGTTTTTAACTTTAATATCTTTTAGTGTATCTTTATTAAATCTAAATGTAAAACGTGGGTGTGGTCTTATCATTATATCTTCATCTGTATATTTTGATATTTCATTTATAGTATTCATAATAAAGTTTTCATAATCACCTGGTTTTTTCACTAAATCATTTAGACTTGTATCTATAGGATTTTGTGTAAGTATTAATATATAGTCACCTTTTTTCTTCCATGGTTTTATTTCTATGTCTTGTTCTTTTTGTATCTGTTCCCATCTATCATATGGTGAGTTTTTATTTTTAAATATACCATCACTAAAAGTATAATGATTTAAACCAACTCTAAAATAATAATCATCTGGTTTTTCTATGTCTAAATTTTTTCTAAAGGTTGCTTGTTCTATGACTATTTTAGGTTTGTTTTGATC